CTCGGTGCAAAACGCCGCGGACTGGTCGGCCGGCGAGCGCATCAAGTGTGTGTACGTCAAGGCTGACGCCGAGGGTCGCCTCGTCTTCGAGAACCGCGACGGTATCCGCCGCAACCGATGGCGCCGATGAGTGTAGCCGCTACAGATTTCGTCTGGAAGAAAAGCACCGCCGAGGGCGCCGACCGGCTTGTCCTGCTGGCTCTGGCAGATTTCGCCGATGAGAGCGGCAACTGTTTCGGCTCTTGGGGCAAGCTATGCGAGAAAACGCGCCTCGGCCGCGCCACGGTCGCCCGGAGCCTCAAGCGACTGCAGGGAGCTGGGCACTTGGTATTGGTTGAGAAGGGCCACCGGAAGCTGGCCGGAGATGGCGCGGAGGCATCGATTTGGAACATTCCGGGCGTTGCCAACGAGATGGGTCTCAGAATGAGACCGGTCTCAAATCGAGACCCAAGTGGTATCAGAATGAGACCCAAGTGGTATCAGAATGAGACCCCAACAATAAGAAACATAAAGGAACGTAATAAAGGCGCTGACGCGCCTGCTCCGGCGATTTCATCGCCTTCGCTACCTTCTTCTTCGGAAAAGGAAGCACCCAAACCCAAACGCGCCACCGCTCCCAAATTCGACCCAGCATCCTTGCCCCTGCCGCATGGCCCGGGCCTGGCGCGTGCCTGGGCCGAGTTCGCCCAACACCGGCGCGAGATTAAGGCTCCCCTAACCCCAACGGCTGCCAAGCGCATCATTGATGACTTGGCCGCCGTCAACGAAGCCGCCGGCGTTGAAGCCCTGCGCAAATCCGTCAAGCACGGCTGGCGCGGCTGCTTCGTCGAAGCTCCAGCCAAACCCACCATCGTCGAGCTGCCGCCCCAAGGCCGCCCCAAGCAAACCGCCCTCGAGCGCTCCCTCGCCGAGATGCGCGAGCAGTTTGCAAAGGAGAACGCAGCGTGACGCAGCAGATTGCACCCCTACAAGCGGTTCCTAAGGGCACCATTGTTGAAAAGCGTTTTGAGATTGAGGCGCTAGAGCGTGGCTACGAGGTGGCGATGCACTCTGGCGGCGGCAAGGACTTTGATTACATTGTCCGCCTTCCGGGCGGCCGTCCTGTTGTCGTGCAGGTTAAAACCGGCGTGTGGGATGAAGCCCTTGGCCGCTACCAGATCGACAACCATTCTAATGGAAAAATTTACTCAGCCGACGCGTACGACGTGCTGGCGGTATATCTGCCAGACCGCAAGCAGTGGCTGCTATACGCAAGGGCCGAATTAGGCAACCGCCTAAGGACCAGCTACACCCCGCCCGAGCTAAGGCGCCGCATGCGCAAAACCCATTGCGGCGTCCACGGCAAAATGATTGCCGACCGCGATCCTGACAACTGGGACTTGCTTAACGATGTCGCAGAATCTTTAACCACATCCCAATAAATACTGAATTCCCATCCGGCCATGCCATATTTAACCAATGCCAAACCAGCGAGCCGCCAACATCCGCCGCACTACCATTACCGTGACCAAGGAGCTTTATGTATGGGCGCTGGCCGAAGCCGAGCGGCGCGGCCTCAATGATTTTTCAACTTTTGTGCGGAGCCTTATAGCGGCCGAGCGGAAAAGGACTGAACGCAAAACCAAATGAAACAAACCATCGAAATTGATAAAGAAACCGCCAAGGCAATCGACGATGCCAGAGGCAACTTGTCCCGCGACGAGTACATCGAGAACCTCTTAAAAAAGCACAAAGGTGTCACACTTCCTCATACTCTGGAATCGACAACTGAAACTGAGCTAGAAAAATAAAAAGGGGTAGGACCGCCAATGTCCGACCCCATCCTTAATACTCCTTAAATATTTATGAACCCCGCAAAGAAAACCACCAAGACGGCGAGCGCCCGCAAGGCGCCGAAGGCAGCAACCAACCTTCAGGTTAACGTGGAATACCTTGAGCAGATCGCCGATGAGGCTATCAGCACGATCATGGTCCTGCGCGCACTAGTCGCACAGCTTGCCATCAGCCAGGAGGAAAAAGATGCACGCTAAGAACGGCCGCCCGATCCGGCTCGAGGAAGGCGTCCCGGGTTACCCGCGGATGCACCACCTTGCGATCCACCGCGCATGCGACCGCTTCCTTGAGGGCCGCGGGCTGGCCACGGTCAGCGCCGCGCGCCGAAACACCTGGCTTTTCGGTAAGTCAAGGAGGGCAAAATGATGGTGCCCGATTTGGTGGTCGGCGAGGTCGGCTTCGGCAACAACTTCAGCTCCTCTGCGGAGCTGGAGTTCCTCCGCAATGAGGACCGGCGCCTCGCTGCGGAGATCAAAGACCTGCAGGCCGAGAACCGCGAGCTGATCAAGCGCGCCAACCGGCTCAAGCGCGCGCTTGTGCGCTGCGCCGCGCTGTCCGAAGAAGTCTCCAACGAAAAACACGAAGCCCTGCTCATGGCAGACCAGCCACTATGAGCGCTGGCAAGGGCGACAGTCCGCGTCCGGTAAATGGCCCAAAATACCGGGCCAATTACGACCGCATTTTTTCGCCAAAAACATCCAAAAAACCCTTGATTCCCATGCCAACATACGCCAACATTTGCCTACAGATCACGCCACGACAGAAAGCCGTAAAACGTCATGGCTAACCACGAGCACCAACCACCACCGCCACCCGAACATTACATCACGCCATGGCTCGAAGAATCATTTCGCTTAGTCGACGCAGCCTGCGACCGCTGGGAACGTCGCCGCGCGCAGCTCGCCCGGAGGAAAAAAGAAAATGAGCGTCAGCGAACTCACACTCTTCAGCCTGCTGATCGGGACGCTGGTTCTGATTGTCATAATGTTTAGCGATGACAACGACGGAGGACACGCCTAAATGAAACGCACTGTTCCCCAATCGTCCGCCACCGAGTGCGCCGTGCTCGGAAGCCTCATGGCCGAGCCGAATCTCATCGATGAAGTGAGCGGCCTCCACCCTGACCTATTCTTTACGCCGGCGCACCGGCTGGTCTTCGAGACCATCACCGAAGTCCGCGCGTCCGGCGGCACACCCAACGTCATCGCCGTGACTCAGCGCATCGATGCCGCGCACAAGCTCAACTCGGTCGGCGGCGCCGGCGCCCTGACTGAGATGCTTGGCAACTCCGCGGGCGGCCCCGCCGCAGTCGAGTACCACGCGCAGACATTGCGCGACCTCCACGCCCGCCGCCGCATCATCGACGCCTCGGTCGCCATGCAAGCCGCCGCCCAGGACATGGCCGCGGACGCCGACAGCGTCTTGCAGCAGGCCGGCGAGAGCGTCCTCAGTCTTTCCCTCACCACCGCCACCGACAGCATGCGCGCACCGAGCGCAATTGTCCCGGGCCTCCTCGACGAGCTGGAGGCGCTCATGTCCGGCGGCAAAAAGCTCGGCCTACAGACCGGCATCCGCGACCTCGACCAGGTCACCGGCGGTCTTCGCGGAGGACAGCTCACGATTGTCGCCGGTCGCCCCGCCATGGGCAAATCGGCACTCATGCTCAACATGGCCGACAACATGAGTCGCCGCGGCGTCCCGGTCGTTTACTTCAGCCTTGAGATGCCTGCCAACGAACTCGCCGCGCGCGTTGTTTTAAGCCGCGCCGAAACCAACACCGAGATCATTCGCAACGGCTTTCTTACCGCATCAATGAAGAGCCGGATCATGGATGCCGCCACGCAATTCAGCACCGAGCCGCTCTACGTTGATGACCGCGGCGGCCTCACGCTCCTTGACATCCGCGGGCGCGCACGCCTCGCCGTCCGCCGGTGGGGCGTGAAGTGTATCTTCGTTGATTACCTCCAGCTCGTCTCACACTCCGGCGCCCAGTCCCGCGAGAACGAAGTCGGCTTTGTCAGCCGCGGGTTGAAGGCCATGAGCATGGAGTTAGGTATTCCTGTCGTTGCCGCCGCTCAGGTCAACCGCCAAGCGGAAAACCGCAGCGACAACCGCCCAAAACTTAGCGACCTCCGCGAGTCCGGCAGCATCGAGCAAGACGCCGACATCGTAGCCTTAGTCCATCGTCCTTGTTACTACGCGGTCGCCGACCAAGAACCCGACCCGCAGGACGCCGAGTTGATCGTGGCCAAGCACCGCGCCGGCCGCACTGGCACGCTCAACCTTACTTGGCGTCCGAGCCTCACCCGCTTTGAAGGCACCGCACCAGTTGGCCGCACTAGCGACAGCGATGGCTCGGTTTACGCGCCGGACAAACAGCTTTGGGAGGCGCTCAATGAATAGCCGCGCGAAAGGCGCCCGCGGAGAGCGCATGTGGCGCGATGAGCTGCGCGAAGCCTTCGGCGACTCCGGCATCCGCCGCGGTCAGCAGTTCAGCGGCCTCGGCGACTCGCCCGATGTGGTCTGCCCGTGCCTCCCCGACTTCCACTGGGAGGTCAAATTTTGCCAAGTCGTGAAGATCCGCGACTGGATGGCCCAAGCCATCCGCGATGCCAAGGCCAAGCTCTTCCCGGTCGTCGCCCACAAGCGCAACGGCGAGGAGTGGTTCATCACGCTCCGCGCGCAGGACTTCCTCACCATCCTTCGCCGCTCCGATTTTCTAGTCCCAACACAAAACCAACAACCAACCACATAACATCCATGCCAAACACGACACTAACCACACCCGCGGGCATTGCTCGCTATCCCAACCTCAACCGCGCCGACACCAAGTTCGACGAAATTGGGGTCTACAAAGTCAACCTTGAGCTGTCCGCGGAGGACGCCAAGCCGTTCATCGATGATGTCGAAGCAATCCTCGCTGAGTTTGTCGCCGACAAAAAGCGCGAGCTGAAGAAGGACAAGCTCAAGATGCACGCTGCGCCTTGGGAAGAAAATGACGGCCTCGTCCAGCTCAAGCTCAAGGTCAAAGCCATCGGCAAGACCAAGGCCGGCGAAGAGTATTCCCGCCAGCCGAAACTCTTCGGCGCTGACGGCCAGCCGCTTGAAGCCAATGTTGGTGGCGGCTCCAAGATCAAAGTCGCTGTCGTGCCCTACGCCTGGTACACGGCCAGCCTCGGCGCTGGCATCACGCTGCAGCCGAAGGCGGTGCAGGTGCTTGAACTAGTCACTTGGGGAGATGGCGGCAGCGCTGCCAGCTACGGCTTCGACGTTTCGGAAGCCAAGACCACCGCACGCAAGACCGGCACCGACGACGAAGAGATCACCTGGTAACCCTCATGCCAGCCAAAAACACCACACGCAAACCGAGCACCAAGGGCAAGGCGGCGAAAGCCGCCAAGCCCGCGGAGCCGGATCGCTTCACCGAGGACGGACGCAAAATCGTACGCCTCGAGAAGACCCGCGCACACCAGAAGTATCCGCTCAAAGACGGCACCGACGTTCCCGGCGCCAGCACCATCGCCAAGATCGGTGAGGACAGCAGCGGGTTGATCCACTGGGCCTGGAAGCTCGGCATGGAGGGCCAAGACTACCGCAAAGTGCGCGACAAGGCCGCCGACATCGGGACCATCGCCCACTTCCTCATTGAGTGCTTCCTGCACAACCACGTTGCCGACCTCTCTGAGTTCAGCCCCGCAGATGTTGAGAAGGCGACCATCGCGTTCAACAACTTCAAGCGCTGGTGGGATGACGAAGGTCTCACCGTCATCGAGCCGGAAGTGCAACTCGTCTCCGAGCAGTTCCTATTTGGCGGCACCATCGATGCACCCAGCCGCGACCGTGACGGCAAGATCGTCCTCCTCGACTGGAAGACATCCAAAGCCATTGTCGGCGCGCACAAGATCCAGTTGGCCGGCTACGAGCAACTCTGGAACGAGAACCGCCCGGACATGAAGGTCCAGCGCCGCGGCATCGTCCGCATCGGCAAGGAGTCGCCGGATGACTTCGAGGTGTCGTGGATCTTTTCCGCAGAACCCCTGTGGGAAAACTTCAAGGCCCGCCTCGCACTCCACTACGCCAACCTCCGGCTCAAGAAAGCCGCCTAATGCCCCCACGCAGAACCATAGCCATCGTCCGAAAGAAACTCGGCCGCGAAAAAGCGGACGGCATGACCATGGGCGACGGCAAAGTCTATATCGATCCGCGTCAATCCGGCGCGGACGAGCTGGACACGGTTCTGCATGAGCTGCTGCACCATGTCTGCCCTGACATGAGCGAAGAAGCAGTTGCCGAGAGGTCCGCCACGATGGCGAGGTCGATGTGGAAGGATAAATGGAGGCGCGTCCACGAATGACCGCTGCCGGCTACATCCTCATCGGCCTTGCCTTGGGCGTAGTGCTTGGCGCCCTGGCAGCCTACGGAGGCATGTTCGCCTGGGCCATCCGCTACGGAAACAACGAAGAAGAATAATTATGAAAAAACCCGCAGGACTTTACGCCAACATTCACGCCAAAAAGGCCCGCATCGCCGCCGGAAGCGGTGAGAAGATGCGCAAGCCCGGTTCTGCCGGCGCGCCTACTGCCAAAGCATTCCGCGCATCCGCCAAGACCGCCAAAGCGCGCCGATGACATCCGGTTTTCTCATCGCCTTGGTCGGATTGATCTATTTCACGGTCGCCATCGACCTCGGCCTCATCCAGCACCGCTACTGGCACGG